GCTACTTTATAATATTTTTCCTCGTTATAACGTGTGAGAATCCACGATGAAAAACCAAGAACCAAGGGTTAGTCTTACTAAATATGCTTCTTCCTTGCGGAGAACTTGGCTGTGCACTTGAAGAGTGCGGGCTTAACTAAGGACGTTGGTAGTGTCCATGTTGAAGCCAGGAAGGGATGTCAATGTGCCAAAGTGAAAGTCATCGCCAACCGCACGAAATATGCGGTAGCTTTGGGTTGCATAAGGCTGAATGATGAGACGGTTATCGAGACGACCTACTTGAAAAGAGGAAGCTCCATCAGTTGAAACGCGATGAATATGAAATGGACTGTAAAATGGAATGTTAAAGTCGGGTGTGCATTCTTCGGAATATATTGGTATAGCTCTGGTGCCACTACGTGCTAACGCAGTTGTTGTTGAAGTGGCAATTCCAGTCGCTTGAGATGCTGTTGCTGCAAATGTCGGATTGACATAGTTGTGAGTTGGGCTCTGGAGGAGAACTTCACCCAAAGGCTGAGATTGATCAACCTTTGCAAGGCGAATGTTCATACTTCCTTTACAGAATCCGTAGCCAACCGCAAAATAATCAAAAGCATCGAAAAAGCGAAAGTGTTGCTGTGGAGTCTGAGTGTTAATCGGACGCACAGCCCAAGGCATAACCATAATACTCTGAAAAGCCTGCACATTTTGTGTTGGAGAGAAAACATAAAAAGCGTTAAGGATATTTTTGATGCTGTTGAGAGCGTCGCCACAAGAAAGGAGATGGTTACCCACTCCGCTTCCCATAGCAGTGCTTGAAAGATAATTTGAAGATTTAAGTTCGAAACGTTCGGATCTAGAAGCTTTGATGGAGCCGTCACTGATGGTGTCACGAAGACCGTGCATGATGGGGCGTCTATCTATCTGTGTGCGAGGTGCGAAAGGGATGTGCATTGTTGGATGAGATAAAATTAAATCTTCAGTGGAAAAAGTAACATAAAAGTCGGCATACTGCGCAACGAGATCGGAGGTAGCTCTGAAAGGAACTTCCACCGTGATGTACAACATGCCATAACTGCATTGCTCGGTGAAACGATTTGCATCGTATGTGGCATTACTGCCAACTCCGTTTGCATTGCGAGTCGATGGAACGATTTTCATGGTGCTTGTCGCCACTGGTTCTATTGAAATTGTGTTGTTGGGAATTTGTTCGCCGAAAGCGACGACTTTCCCTCTGAGCGCATTGAGTGTGTTGAGTGGGATGGTATCACCAGCTTCGTAGAGTCCGGTATCATTTGGATTGAAAGACATGCGAAGTTTAGCAACATGAAAGCCATTCCCAGTGAAATTTACATCGAAAAGAAGAGTAGCAAGCCACTTTTCCATAACGTTTGCGAGCCAAGTTTGGTGAGTGAAAAAGTATTCATCACCCTGTTCACGATCATATTGGGCGATCGTACATGGCACAGCATACACTACAGTATTGACCGGCGTACTCGTTGCGACGCGAAAATCAGCGATAATGGCCGTGCTGCGTTCTAGGAAGCGAATGGACATCTCATCTGCTTCTGATCCAAATTGACCAGAATCTGTTTTGATTGAAGTATTACCAGTTATTGAGAAGGTGTGTGATGGCAGAACACCCTCATTTGACAAATGGGCATCAGCGGGCTTAATACGAATTGGTCGTATAGGCTTTTCTGCGATAGTCTTAGAAAAACCAAAAAGGCCTGCAATTTTTGATCCAATTGACAAAATCGGGGCTGCTGCGGCAGCAACGCTACCGATAACTGGAACACCAGATGCTATAGTAGCAACTTTTGATCCTGCATCCAGTATGCCGGAAAGCTTTCCTTTCTTCTCTTGCTGAACAACCTCCTTCTTGCCGTGAAGCACAAGGGGGTCGTGAGCACGTTCAACATCTTCCGATGTGAGGTGCCAAAATTCAGGTTTTATCTCGATCGTTTCACCACCTAGAGCTCTTTCGAGCTCACAGTGATTAATAAGACCTAGACGAGGGTCGTCTTTACTGAAGAGCTTAGAGAAAAGAAGAAATTTTCCGCCACACTTGATGCGGGAAGAATCAAGCAAAACTCGTTGTTGCAGAGTGAGGTTTCCATAAGTGATTTTAGGTTCAACACGAATCGCAAGCCGTTTAGAAGCCTCGGCTTGCTCTTGACGAAGGGAGTTGATATATTCATCAAGTTGGGATGCAGTGAGAGCCACAGATCCCGAGGTAGGATACTCAATTTTGAGTGAATTCATGTCACATTTAACATATACTTTGTATGTTGCAGTAGCAGTGGCTGAGGGTACGATTCTTGAAAGAACGAACTCTCCGATGTTACCAGTGCCAGTCAGTAGGTTTCTTCCATAGAAGGCAGAAATCCACGGTATACGCATATAAAGTGACTTAACTGTGCTCAAAATAATTTCCTGTCTCGGGGCCTGGGAACGCTGCAAGCGATTGCGAAGGCGATCGTTGATGGCAATAGGGCTTAGGTCGGGATAGAGAGTGACCATGCAAGCCCCTTGAATTGTTGGGGGAGCCGTAAATTCCACTCGTAGCTCAAGGTCGGAGCGCATAATTGCAAAACGGGATATCTTTTCCAAGACATTCGATTGCTGAAGTAATGCGGTCAAAGGTTGAGTTCGAAACAAGATGGAGTTTTCGTTTCCGCCAGTGGTAATAGTGCCGTCAGCGATTGCATACTCTCTGCAGAGTATATCTTTTATAGTGTGTTCGCGCGTTTCCTGAATGATATCCAAAGTGGAGGCATTCAGGTCCATGGGTTCAGGAATGGATTCAACATCTGGCACCTGTTCGGTGGAAAAAGTGATGATTTCAGTTCCCGAGGGATTTAGATCCTTTGCCTCATCGAGGTAAGGAACATCACCAACGGGGGCCAGAGTTGCATTCATAGCTGTAGCAGTGTTCGACATTGAGTTTTGGGATGTGATTGTGTTCATTGTTGTGCTAGTCCTTAGATAAATGTCTTGGGTCGGACGAAACCGTAGACAGTTTTGGGGTGGAAAGTTTTGATGGGGCTGCCATCGCGGTACCTTCCATACGTAAATACGTATCCCGCATGATTTCGGAAGACATAGTGTCTTCCTCATAGTCGGTGTCGACGGAGTCCTCCGCTGCGGAGGAGCTGTCAAGAAACAACGACCGTATGATTTCACCAGTATCCGCATACATAAAAGGTATGTCCGCGTCCCGTTTTAAACTGTCACGAAGAATTCGCTGTTCGTAGTAGCAGTCGGGAGTTAGGGCAATTCTTTCGTCTTGCGCAGTACTTGTGATTTTAGCTCGCCATTCTTCGAATGTTGAGCTAGGATGGAGGCTGAGTTCGCGTATTGCAATTCTCATGTTTGAAGCTAATTGTTGCCTTTTAGCCTCTACTTTACCTGGTTTTATTTTGTCCCAGTTAAGGGGTTCCATAATAGAAACCAGTTCCAAGGGAGCATACCAATTCGTCTCATCTCGTAAGAATCGACGCTTCAATATACTAACCTCAGAGAGAGTCTTATACTCGAAGGAGCTTCCATCTTTTGTGTCTGTCGTATATTTGTGACCAAAGACCGACATCATCTTTGGTAAGGTTGAGGGTGGAATTACCTCAGCCAATTGGCGTGAAAACGCAATGCAATTATCATCTCCATAATACAGAGCAGAATAATGCAGTGGCAGTTGCTCCTGAATACTGAAGGACTCTAAGGTACCTATTTCTTCAAGGATGCGATACAAAACCACATACACTAATCCAGCATTGTAGAGAGTGTTCAAAAGTGCAGTGAGTGGATGTCCAGAAGGATGTCCTCGCACAATCTTAAAGATTGCGTTTCCAAAAATTTGTTTGGATTCCAGTAAATCACGCCAAATTGCTTCGGTTACTCTGTCGCCAGAGCGTCCGTAGCACTCTTCCAAAAATTGATAGATTTTCCACAAGAAATCGCGGTTGAGAGATCCATCAAAATTAGAAAAGTCACCAGCAATAAACTGGTTTGCGTTTGGGGGGGCAACGGAAAGGAGCTTTCGAGCAGCTTGGTCCCATTCAGTACTATAGCAGTTAATGCCAATGAGTGATGAGTTACCAATGCGTTCTTCCATGACGTTTGCAGAGATGTCGAGATATTTTTGTCTCATTACTATTGATGCGGCTAATGGGACCGCGGCAAAGCAACGAGTTTTACCTTCCTCGACTTTCTGAATTAGTCTGAGCTCATCCTTAGAAGTGACAACAAAGTAACACTTTGTATCTTCACCACTTGAAGCACAGAGAATATAGTCATTGATTTCCTCAATTACTCGAGGGTGATCAACAATGTAATTCTCATCACTTCCAAGGAATTCAGTTTTACCTTTCCGTTTGGTTTCCAAGCATAGGGGATATCCCGCGCTTGAAGACCTGTTGATTGGGAGCACATAGGCACTACCGGGAATACCCCGAATTGCTGTTTCCAGATCAAATTCTGCTAATTTTCGTGTTGGATTGAAAGTAGATTTCAAAAAACCGTAAAATATCGAGAGATTTTCACTGTTCAAAGCAAGACTGGGTTCCAAGTATTTCAACATTGCAGTGTTTACAACGTGTGTACCATTATGGAAGCCGAGATGAGCTGGCTTCTTTTGCGTCTCAAACAACTTGTTGTGGATTGGAGATTTTGAGATTTTGGACTTTGTAGAGGAGTGCATGACCTGGGGAATAGTACCCGCCAGTTCAAACGTACTAAGATCTAAGATCGTTTTCGGTTCTGCATTTCCAATAATTGTCCGAGAGAGATGAGTTTTGTTCCTGTACCCATCAAACATTTCGCTCCACAAGGCCTGTGCAAAAGAGGTGTCTCCGTTACATGATCCAGCCATATGGATGCCGACAATTCTTCCTGCATAATCATTGTCATTCACGATTACCACGCTTCCGCAGTAACCTGGCACACTTTGCATGTCATATTCGAGAGTATTGTACGTATAGAGATCTTCGTTATTCGGACCTCTAACTTCCAAATATTCCTCACGAACATACTTTATGTAAGTGTGTTGCATTTCAATATACCAAGCAGATTTGCCTCCGATTTCTAGGGCGCCAGACTGAGTATTTTCATAATTAGCATTGAGCATAACCGTGAAAATAGTCACTCTGCGTCTTTCGAGATCCTTGAGACGCTTCTGCTCGAGAAAGATATCCCCGCCAAGGAGTTTAAACAAATCGAGTTTTGTACTCACCTTTTTCTTAAAGTCTATAACAATAAGATCATGGTGGCACTCATCGTTCTGTGTATACTCCGTGACTGAGACATCTGTCGCTTTGATATTTAGGACTTTGTCAAAGACATTGTAGAGATTGAAATGAGCTGTTTTCCATTCAGACTCCGAAATGGCAATCAAGTGACGATTCACAACGAAAAGGCTATCTTTTAAAAAGAAGCCCCGAAGCAAACCACCAATCAATGTGCCATCAGAATCCTGTCGGAAAACAATTTGAATGAGATAGGCATTTGAACACAAAATTTTCTGGACAGCAAATGAAGCAGGACAATTCAACTCAAGATGGGGGGAGTTGAAATATGCTGCTGGATTGTTGATAAATTCCTTTTCAATTTTGTTGGCATGGATCTTGCGTGGGACGAGTGGGGAGGTTGGCGGTTTTGCGGGGGGCTTTTTCTTACCCTTAGCGTCGCCACCATTGTATCCTTCCTCATCAGGGGGTTCGGGAGCTTGAGATTCAGTTTGTTCGAGAGTGTCAGTGGATGTTTGAGCTGTGGTTTTCTTTTCGATAATGACCTTTTTGGTTTTCGACTTTTTGGTGAGTCGATAAATTCCATAGAGGCCAAGTCCAATGCTAAGAGCAGAAACTAGAAGAGTAACTGCTCGTTTGGACTTATTATCTTTAGGCCAAAATTTATTTCGGATTCGACGATAGAGTTGGAGAGTCGTGATATTCAAGATGAGTTGCGTGAGCCACCAAGGCGTCAAATTATCGCGTTGAAAAATTCTCAACCACCAGGGCATCGGCTCATCCTCCTGTTGCAATTGGATCTCCTCAAGAGTTCCATCATCTAAGGTTTCACCATTATTTAAGAAACGTACACGTTGACCGTGCATTTCATAACGGCGATTCCAAAGTGAGGGATCCTTAAGGACCTTTGGACCAGGGGGACAAGATTGAGTTGGAGTGGGGGGAATTTGAGATTCATCCTCCGACGAAAGTTCGTGTTCGGAACATGAGACGTTTGAAGTTTGATTGAGATTCTTTGGAGCAACATAGGGAACATGTTGTTTATATTCGGGGACCAAACGACGAGCCTCATAAGCCAAATCATTATATTTCGACATTCGAGAAAAAGTGGAGGCATTTCGACTGGGTTTGGCTCTTTGGGGGGGAGGATAATAATTTGACCTGTTTCGAAATTTGGGAGGGGGATTGCATTCTGAATCAGTTTTTGCTCTTCGAGAGAAAGCATCTTCTGAGTCAGATGAGGGGGTGTAAGAAGTTCCCGCAATTTGTCTGTCTGCAAACATCTGATTTTCATTGGGGGTCATGAATTTTTCCATAGCCTTGAGAGATTCTTTTGAGCGTGAGATTGCATAGTTTTTGAATTGACTAACATCATTTCTGTGCTGTCGATCAACAAGAATGAGCTTATGTATGATTTGTTGAACAAATTCCTCATATGTATAAGAAATATTGTTCACTTCATCACGAAACTCATAAATGTGCGTGTTGACTGAATTGGGATCGAGAGATTCGGGATTTACGACATTGAGTTTGCCGCCAGCTGTTGAGATTTCCATTGAGTATTCGGGCTTGAGAATCATTTTATAGGAGAAGTCCAAACGACGATGATATGCTTTGGGGCAAGTGATTGACTTTGAGAGATCGGGAATGGCTTGATTGTCAGTAGCGATTACAAGGGCTGAATTAAAACGTGCATCTTTCTTCTGTTCAACTTCAGCAACTGGGAGATGATGATCATGACTATTGTTGAGATGAATAATTTTAACGGGAAAGCTTATTGAGTCTGAATTGCTAGTGGGTTCGACTTGATTCGCATCATCACAAACATAAATGCGAGAGTAATGAGTGTTGAAATTTTGTTCATACTTTAATCCGGCGGGGGAGAAATAGACATACTTTTCGAAATTGGCAATTTCCTGAGCGAGTTCATCACCTTCAAGACCGTCCATCGAAAGGATAGGACCAATCGAGTCGGCGCTGAACATATTGATAGCTCGGGTTTTACCACACCCAGCACTGCCATAAATATGGACAGTGACGGGCCGTTTTCGATGAGCATGACCTGCAATTGGAGTGAGAGCTGCCTTTTTGTAGAGAACATTGAGATGAGCGGCAAGTGATTGAAAACCGCGTTTTTGTGCACCTTCAAGCTGAAGCAAAACGCCGACAGCCTTTTCCTGCAATGCTGCAAGTTCGGAAAAACATTTAAGACTTCGGGACATTTCGATGTGTCCCTTTTCTGAGAGATAATATGTGACGCGTTTTTGAATGTGTTTCATTGTTGAAGTCAATTCGTCCTCACCAAATGTGAGGGCTTTTATATATGCAATAACCTTCTCAAAAACAGAGACGAGAAGGTCAATTCCACGAGTGGCAAGGGGGAGATCTTTAAGACTTGCAACAACAGCATCAACACGGGGTTTACCGGGCTGTTTACGGAAAATAATGCAAAGTGCAAGAGCGACGAGAGTGGCAATGGGACTAGAATCAAAACCATGCATTCTAGGAAAATTGGAGTCATTGTTACCAATGTATCCAATACAACGAAGAGCATGGACGACGAGAGAAGTGAAAGCGGCAATTGCCATAGAAGAGATTCCAAGCGCTGCATAGAGAGCACGGCAGGCCAAAAATTTCGCGGCGGCAGATGAATCAAAGAAGAGCACCCATAAAGAGGCGCCTACATCTGCCCAATTGAGAAGCATTGTGATTTCCTCTGGAAGAGAGGAAACAAAACGTTCGAAGGCTTGTTGAAAAGTTTCAAATCTGAGTGTGACTGGAATAGCCCAGCCATGAGTCTCAGGTTTATCTTTGGGGGATTGAGATTCAAGAGCCTTCATCATTTGTTTATATTGGGCTTTTTGACGACGAGTGAGTTTGACTTTATCTGCATGATGTTTCATTTCGGCAAAAATTTCGGGATGTTTATTGGAGAGTCGTTCCTCACGATTGTTACCTTGGGGGGGACGGCGTTTAGAATTGCGCTTTTCTCCTTTCGGAGAAAATTCAAATTCCGAGTCAGAAGGACCTGGATTTGACTCAATTCCTTGGCGAAGAAGCAAATAAGAGAGATCTTGATGTGCAAAAGGCAATTCGGCGAGTTGGCTACGATTAACCAGAGATTCTTTAATTTCACGAAGGATCTTGGGATCTCCGTAAATGCAATGAGAGAGAGTGGGGAGTTTATGCCAGCGGGGAAAACAAGCAGTTTCCCAGCCTAAAAGGGGATGGAAGTAGATGTCTTGCCAGCATGCATGACAGTTGGAAACAAGCCAACCATCCTGAACACCAGCGCAATACCAGCGAAAACTGTCGCACTCTGGGCAACGCATATTACGTGCGAGATTGAGATAAAAAGTGAGATTCGAGACGCATTCTCCGAAATTCGGCGATTGATTCATTTGTGTGAGAGCTGTGACTAGAGATTGGGGAGGGTTGAGAAATTGAAATTCCTCCTGAGTGACTTGGAGGAAACTTCTTCCTTCACCAAAGTAGTGAAGCCAGATATGATCGATGACGGGGGGATATTCGTAGGGGACAAAAGGCGAATAGCGGCGTATTCCGAACGGGATATCGGAACCAAAATTGAAGCCACCAAGTGAGAAATTTTGTTGATGTCCAAAGTTGATTGCATTACTGTCCTCATAAGAAATGTCTGAGGGTGGAAGTGGAGGATATTCAATAACATCCTCGAAGTTGAAGGGGGTTGGTCTAAATACTGGAGTTTCATTGTAAAATTCACTCATATTGAAATTGTTTTGTTTCCGGGGCAACGGTCAAAGAAAATTGAAAGAGAAGTCAAGGGGATGATATCATTAATTTAAGTCTGCACCTTATCCACAACACAGGTGTATGAACCGACCAAAATTCATAACACAATTATCTTGGGTCAAGAGTTGATGCCCGCACAATAACGAGAATTCCTCATCAACAAATGAAGATAAATCCTTTACGGAAGCCAGCCACATTCCTCGGCTTGTGTGTGTTTAACCAATAAGACTACTTTCTCAAAGAATTAAATTGATTGATATGGTATCTGCCGGTCAGAATTGTCAAGGGGTCACCAATAAATCGTAGGGAGTTATTTTGATAAATTGGCAAATGTTCGAAAATCCTCACATAACAAAAGGTTATGAGATTGTCATTATAAAGGGGGGTCAGGTTGGAATACTAACAGAAATGCCTGAAAGAGATCTGAAAGGGAGTTTATACTAGCTCCATAGTTTGAGATTTGTCAACGGCTATAAAAGCATCTACAAGTGTAGTAAATTGACTATGCGCTAACCCGAGCACTGGGTTAAAAATTCCT